AAAAGTTTTTCAAGCGCAAAGAAAAAGTTTGTTAAGTAAATAAAAATTAAAGTTAAGAGGAAAGTTCTTTGAGCCCTTTATTGTGAAAGAAAGGGGGAGTCCCCATGCTTGATCATTCTAAAATCGTTTACCGCGTCATAGCCGTCACGCGCGACGCCGAACAAATCGATTTATCAAATTGCGTCACTGCGCTGGGCTGGTCGGAGGCGGAGAAAGAATTAGCCGCCAAAATTACCTTCAAGCTCGCCGTGACTGACGCCGCCAAAAATATTTCCATCGCCACGCCAATTATAATCTGCGCGGACTTAGGCGACGGTTTTCAAGAAGTCGTGCGCGGCAACGTCGAAAAATTGGACATGACAGAGGCTAACGGCGAATTCACCTTGCAAGTCGAGGCCGCCGATTCCGCTCAAGCTCTGCGTCAAAGTCAGGACGATTATTATTTCAGTCCAGACGCTAGCTCCAGCTCCATCATCAAAAAAATTCTCGACGACCACGGCGTCCCCCACACGATCCAAATCACCGACGTTAAGCACGGCAAAAAAGTTTATCGCGGCAAATATCTCGCCGACATGATTGCCGACGTCCTCAAAGATTTAAAAGAGAAGGGCGGCGGCGTTTATTTTTTACGCAGCAATCAAGGCGTGCTTGAAATTATTCCGCGCGGCACCAACGAGACCGTCTACCAGTTCGACATCAGCGAAAATTTATCGCGCGTCCGTGAAAGTTTCGACGCTTCCAAACTCGCCACGAAAGTTAAGGTCGTCGGTAAGCAGCGCGAGGAGGGGCACCGCAACGTTGACGCCGTCGTCGAGGGCAGGACGGATTTGGGCGTGCGCCAATTAATTTATCAGCGCGGCGACAAGGAAAGTTTGCAGGAGGCTCAAACGGCGGCTAAGAAACTTTTAGACGAGCGCGGCGTCGAACGCAAAACTTCCATTGAGGCTCCCGATATTCCGTTTCTGCGCAAGGGCGACCGCGTCCGCGTCAAAAATTCCCTCGGCGAAAGTTTTTTCTTCGTCAAGGCGATTCGCCACAATGCCGCGCAGTCGAAAATGACGGTTGAACTCGACGAGGACAAGGATAAAAATCAGGAAGTCGGCACGAGTTATGACACGGCTTGGGCGGATGAAAATTCGGAGGCGGTTTAAGTGGACACTCCAAAATTTAATGCCGGCGCGAACGCTTTGACCAACACGCTGACCGGCATGATGAAAAAAATCGCCGACAAGCCGCCCGTGCTCGACTTTGGCATCATCAACACCGACTTATCGCTTACGATTAATTCATTCCCGCGCCCCGTGCCGCTTAGCGATTATTCTATCTGCCGCCAGCTTCTTTACGACCCGAACATTCCGCTGACTGAAACTTACGTTGACGGCTCGCACGACCATTACGGCGCGGTGCCCGCTGAAACTCACCAGCACAAAGTTAAACTGCCTAAGAAAATGCGGCGGCTCAAGGCGGGCGACAAAGTTTTGGTGGCGATTATTCAGAACGAGTTCGTCGTGGTGGATATCGTCTACAACGCCGAACATTTAAACAGTGAACCTGATTGGACGTGAGCCCATGCTTTATCCAGAAATAAAATTGCCGACACTTAGCACGCCCGCGCAGGCGGAGCAATTCAAAAAAATATCGCCGGCGTTCGACTGGCTGACGGGCGAATTTATCTTCGACAAGGCGGGGCGATTAGTCGAGGCTGACCCGACGACGACGCTGGAGAATTGGTGCTTGAAAGTGTCGCAGACGGAACGCTACTCGCGGCTGTGCTATTCGGACAAAATCGGCGTAGAACTGCGCGGCTTGCCACAGATAAAAAGTATCGAACGGGCGCGCGCGCAAGTTATCCGGACGATTTCGGAGGCGTTGCTAATTCATCGGCAAGTGCAGTGCGTGAAAAATTTTTCGTTCCGCGCAGAGGCCGATTATGCGCTGGCGACGTTCGACATAAAATTTAAAAATCGCGAGGAGAGGCGGGTGACGATTAAATTATGAGCGTTGTTGATTTTGAACTGCCCGAACAATTCGCGGGCGTCACCTACGAAAAAATTCTGGCGGATATGCTCGCGCAGGTGCCCGACCGCTACGACAAAACCGACGGCGGCTTTGCTTACGACTTCATCTCCCCCAATGCCCTTGAGTGCGCCGAATTTATTCAGCTGTGGCTCGCGCTCGCTCTTAAAATGAATTTCCATATGTGGGCGACTGGTCGCTGGCTGGATTATCACGCCGCCGACATCGGGCTCCAAAGACACCCTGCAGTCGCCGCCGACGGCTATATCACCGTCACCACTTCCAAAGCCGTCACGTTTCCGGCGGGCTTTATTTTCAGCGTGCCTGGCGACGGCGACACCGCAGCGATCGATTTTTATATCGAGAAAGAATTTATCTGCGCGGCGGCCGGCGAATATCAGTTGCACGTGTACGCGGTGGAGCCTGGCACCGGCGGCAACATCCCTGCCGACGCGATTAAACTGATGAAGACGCCGATTAAGGGCGTGACGTTGATAAAAAACGAGTATGCGATAACCGGCGGGACTGCGCCCGAAAGCGACGATTTTTTACGGCAAAGGATTGACGATTTTTATGCGGGGCGCGGCGCAAGTTTCGTTGGCAGCAAGAAAGATTATGAGCGGTGGGCGCGCGAAGTGGCCGGCGTTGGCTACGCGCACTGCATTCCCACCTACGACGGACCCAACACCGTTAAAATCGTCATCAGCGACAGCAACGGCGACGCCGCTAATCCGACTTTGTGCGAACGAGTGGAGAAACATATTTTCGGCGGAGCGTACACCGATCCAGCAAGTCACACGAGTTTGGAGAGGCTCGCGCCGATTGGATTAGTTAAGTGGGAAGTTGCGCGGCCGAGATCGATCGAGATTAATCTTTCGTTGAGCGCGACTTTGGCGACGGGCTACACTGCGGCGTTGGCTAAAAGTAAAATCAAAGAGGCTCTGACAAAATATTTCGCGACGCTGGCAGACGGAGAAAATATTTACACGACGTTGAAATATAAAGACGTGTGGGGCGAGCTTAGCCGCTTGGAGTGTTTGGTTGACTTCACGAATTTAAAAGTGAACAACGCGACGGCGAACGTGACTTTCGGCGAGGACGAAATGCCGGCGGTCGGGACGATTAATTTATAAGGAGGAGCGGCGGCGTGTATGACTTTGCGGAGCGGGCGTTGAAAAGAATCAGCCCGATTTATGAGAACTCGAAATTTATCCGGCACTTTTTTAAGGCGGTTGGTTCAAAGCTCGACCCGCTGCGCGAATACGTCACCACGCTCCACCGGCAAGGTTTCATCGACGGCGTCGACTGGGGCATTCTCTACGAGGAATTAAAATATTCGCTGGAGCCGCGTCCCGATTTGACTTTGGAGGAGCGGCGGGCGCGTTTGGGATTGAAGGCGCGAAAACATTTGCCGCTAAATCCCGCCGTGCTGGAGAAAGCTCTACTCGACAGCTTGAACTTGAAAACGTATCTGTCGGAGGCGGAGGCGGGCTATATCCGCATGTGGCTGACCGGCTGCGCACAGACAACTTGGGACGGCGCGGTTGAGTTTTTGCTAAGGGAAAAGCCGGCGCATTTGAAATTAGCCGCCACCATTCACCAAATCGACTACAGCGGCTCCGGCACAATCGACGACGAACTCCACACCGACACCGACGTTCCAATCCCTAAGACGCCCGCCGATAAAAAAAATTTCCCGCGACTTTTTGCGGGCGTGGCTGAAGTTCAATGGGGCAACGTCGAAATTGGGCTTGCGCAACCGACGAATCACTACGGGAGAATCTGCGCGGGCGTGGCAGAGTTTTTAAGCGGCGACGTTCAGCTCGACATCGCTAAGCCGACAAATCATCTCGTCGAACTGCACGCCGGCATTGGAATTCAAATCGGCGGCACAATCACTATCGGCAACTTCGACGCGCCCAATATTTCAAATAGAATTCGGGAGAATCCGACGGCGGACATATTAATTGCGGGCGTCGGCATCGCGCGGTGAAAATAATGCGTAATGCGTAATGCGCAATGCGCA